CATCTTCTTCAGGTGGGTAGCTGCCTTGGCAACCATGTCCGGAGTCAGGCGGCAGTTGTCGCTGGACATGCCGGCATATTCGCTCACCTGGGTCTTGGTGCCGTCGGCTGCAACGTTGTCGCAGAACATTACGCTGGTGCCAGCCTGCAGCACGTTGCGGATCAGGATATCCTTGGTTTCGCCCGCAGAAGCGCCCAGTTCCTCGGTAGCGCCCAGCAGCACATCGTCAATATGGTGCAGGTCAAGCAAGTCGGTTATGGCTACAAACATGCCGTACTGTTCCAGGGTGGCAGTCAGCATGGTCTGGCCCATCTTCTGGCCGCTGGGGATAACGCCTTCCTGCAGCACGTTGGCGCGCGGCAGGGTGTTCCACTTGCGCCATTCCATGGTGCGGCCACGGTTGGCGGGCAGGTTCTGCTTGCGGCCGAACTGCTCAAAATACAGGTTTGCGCGTGCATTCTCCAGCAGTTCGGTGTCGTAGTAGGTCTTCATGCCGGGGCTGAGGGTATTGGTACCGTCAAATGCGGTTACAGAGCCGGTATCGGCATTTACATAATGGGTGGTGGCGTTCACCAGATCGCCTGCAGCAAACAGCTGCAGATCAAAGAAAATATTGAACATGTTTACTTCTCCTTTTCCGGGAGAAGCTCTGCTTTCCGTCAATCCTTCACGCCTGTCGTGTCATCCGGTTTAGAATGCAATCTTCTCCCCGTTTCGAACTCTGCGCCGAATTTCGGCGAGGTCTGCTTTGCTCAGTTTGGTGGGATCAGATTTGTTGGTGGCTCCAACGCTTCCCTGCACGCCGTTTTCTGCGGGCCTGCGGTTGTTGGCCTGCACGCTTGCGGCGATGCGCTGGGCACTCTTCTGGGCGGCGTACTGCATCTCTGCGCCGCGCATTTCATCGCGGTGCACCACTTCGTAGGCCGTGCGCACATCCACGCCCACACCGGGCGCGGTGAGCCTTACGAAGGCAGGGTTGTTCAGTTCCGCCTGCAGGTCAAAGCCGGGATACAGCTTCTTCAATTCTTCGCCCTGCTGAACCATGTTCTGCAGATGGCGTTCAATCTCAGCCTGCTGCTGCCTGTTCTGTGCTTCCTGGGCCTGCTGGGCTTCCATTCGCTCAAGCTTTTTCACCTTGGCCAGCACATCCACGTCCATGCCCTTCTCCATGGCCTCTTCTTCGAACTGGCTGGGGTCGTTGACGATCTTGTCGTTCAGCGCGTCCAGGTCGATATTGGCCATGTCGCTGGTGTCCATGCCGTAATGCTGTGCCACGCGCTCAAGGATGGGCTGCAGCTTGGCTTCGCGGTCCTTCGTGCCCTTCAGCCTGTCCTGCAGTATGCCCTGTACGCGCGCTTCGAAATCGCTCTTGAAGCGGCCCTTGATCAGGTCCTCAAAGCTCTCAGCCTGATCCTGCGTCTGATCCTGTGCGGCAGCATCCGTCTGCTGCGCCTGTACCTGCCTGCCGTAATGCACATTGGCAAGCGGATTTTCGCGCCGCTGTCTGCCCTTGGCGAGAGGGCTTCTTTCTGCCTTGTTCTCCATGCCCGCAGCCGCTGCCTGGCCGCCATCGGCTCCTGCTGCGCTTCCTGCACCGGTTCCTGCGCCAGAACCCGCGCCGCCTGCGCCGCCATCACCAAAGAGCTGAAGATTCATCCGGGTAAAATCCATATCGGATCTCCTTTCTGCCCGTGCGTGGGCGAACCGTTGCTGGCATTATAGTAAATGGGGGACAGGCAATGTAAGCCCACCCCCCCTGTATCTACATTTCCTCGAAAGAAACATGATTTGGATACTGCGCAGCAATCCGTTTAAGTCCTTGCGCGAATGCATCCATAATCGGCATTCCGTCTTCCAGCCTGCCCGGCGAAACCCATATAAACCTGTGTCCGGGCTGCAATTCTCCGGCGTATGTCGTATCGTGTACGGCCAGCGTGTTGTACAGCGCAGAAACCGCAGCGCATACGATATCCTGCCCATTGGCGGCATATTCTGCATGACCGTCAAACCACAGCTTGCCGATGTCGCGGCAATAGCGAATATTCACCATATTACCTTACCTCCGCTGCGCTGCTGGCCCTTGCCCGGGCGTCCCGCACCTGCTTGATCTCTTCGCCGTTTGCCTTTTTACCCTGCACAGCTTCATTTGCGCCTGATGCCTGCAAGCTGGGCATGCTGTGCGCCATCTGCATGTTGGGATCCACGCCGCCGGCACGCTGCATAATGATCTGCGCCAGCATCTCAGCCGCTGCCGGGTCATGCTGTTCTGCCAGTGCCAGCGCAATCTGGCTCACCTGGGCAAACATCTGGAATATGGTTCCAGCCTGGCTTACCTTGGCTGCCAGTTCATCCTTGCCCTCAAATTCCATCGTATCCAGCAGCATCAGCGCCTGATCCACATTCTGTGGGTTGAATACCCCAAGGTTGTACAGGGTAACAGCCAGTTCGTTCTGGCTGTTCTGGGTGTATATGGTCTTGCTCTGCGCACTCACCTTCACATCAAACACAGGCATCCTGAAGCCCATGTCCATGCCGAAATCCGCGCCCTGTGCCTGGGGCTGCATGCCGCTGTTATCAAAGGGCCTGAATTCCTCCTGGCCCATCTGGCCGATGATGCGGAACATGCGCGGGGAATCGTAAAACTGGCGGATCAGTTCGATCACCTGGTCAATCAGCCTGCCGAAAGCCCTGTATGCGCTCAGTGTGGCCGCCCTGCTGGTCTTGCCGCTGGCTTCCTGCTGGGCTGCAATGCCGCTTGCGCTGGTTACGCCGCTGGTTACGCCGTTGCTGGCATCGGTATTGCCGGTGGTTTCCTTCATTTCGGTGATCTTGTTGTTCATAATGGCCACATAGTTGGCGTCAATGTAGGCCATGTCGATCTGCCGCAGCGCATCCTCGCCCAGATTGCCGCTGGTGTGCACAATGGGCTTGCGCCAGTCGGCAAATTCCTTCTCGTTGATGCTGCCATCCGCACGCATGAAGAATCGGGGCTTGCTGCCCATCAGGGCGTTGATGGTGATGCCCTGGTTCAGCAGATCAATCTGTTCCTGCGTACTCTTGCATACGTCAATATAACCGAAACCGCAGGGCGTACCCTCCACAGGGAACATGCGGTCAAATACAAATGGATACAGGCCGTGGGCATACCATCCGGTTTCGCTCACAGGCTGGCCGAAAGGCACCTTCTGCGTGCCCATCACCGGCTGCCCGGTGGTGATATCCGTGCCAATCTGCACCTGCTGGTCCACCATAGGCTGTTCCGTGTCGTTTTCGCTGGCATACAGCACATGGTTGCCCACAAATTTGCAGTATTGCAGCAGCTTTTTGCCGCCGTAATAGGTGTGGTAGTACCAGTCCACCACTGCGCTCTTGCCTTCGGTGGTCACGCTGTCATCGTAAATGTACTGCCTGGGCGTAATCGCGCTGCTGTTCAGCTTGCCTTCCAGATCCGGATACATCTGCTCCAGCCGCTTGTTGTCCACAAGCTCCACATGGAATACATGTTCACTCTTCTGGATGTCGCTGATGCCAGGCTCCCAGAACAGGTTCAGTGCATCCACCTTGCGTATGCTGATATCGCCGAGACCGTTCAGCTTGGTGGCATCCCAGAATACGCCGTAAATGCCGGTGCCCTGCTTCAGCTTCTGCCACAGCACATCGCTGTAGGTTTCTTCGAAGTCGTTCTGTTCCAGCACGCAGGGAATAATGGCGCTCAGGGTCTTGGCAGTCTCCTTGTCCCCCTCTTCCCGGGGCAGTATGTTCGGCTGCGGATAGCTCTGGATACCGTCCGCATGCTTGGAAATGATAGTATTGAACAGCCATGCGCTGGTCATCTGAGGATCTTCCGGGTTGCCCTGGGTTTCCATCCACTCCCAGTGTCGCATCTTCCACCACTGCTCACTGGCCACCAGGCGCTGCTCCAGGCGGGATTTGCCGCCCTTGTAGCGCATCAGGATCTTCGTGGCCTCCATCACCTGTTCTTCGCCGATCTTCGGCCTGAATATGGTATCGCCGTCCTGCTCCATGCCCTTTATCGCCGCGCTGGTCTTGGGCATCACTTCTTCGAAATTCCGGGGTTTTGCCATCGTTATCTCCTTCCGTAGTGCATTTGGTTCAGCGGATCCACCAGTATCGGTTCGGCCTCATCCGGCAGCGCCGGGGTAATCGGCCTGCTCATCATGGCGTAGCGCCATTCATCGGCGATATGATCTTCAGAATCCGTGTCTATGTCTTCCAGCTTGTGCTCGTCATAGCAGAGCATCGGTATCGTGCGGATGAAGTGCTTGCAGTTCTCAAAAACATAGAACTGCGCATATCCTTCATCATCGAATGCCAGCCTGTAATGGCATTGCATCCAGCCTGCTATGCGTGCATGATCGCCGGGTGAGAAATAAATACCGTGCTTTACGGCCGTTTCAGCGGTGCTTATGCCGCGGCTTGCATCCCATATGGCCGGGTCAGCCACGCCGGTTATGGTGCGTCCAGCCAGCCAAGGATGCGTCTGCTCAATGCGCTTTGCCTCGCTGAATATGCGGTCATCGTGCCACTTCACGCCCTCGTTGGGGGTATCCGTGCAGCCGTATAGCTCCATGATGCGGTAAATCACGCCGTCGTAGTCCACCGCATACCATGCCAGGCTGAAGGGCTTGTTGTAGCCCCAGTCGAAGCTGCGTATGATCGTCCATCCACGCGGAGGGGCAAATGGCTTCACCACATGCGTCCAGCGCCTGTCCTCATAGTGATCGGGATCATCCCGGAACTCTTCAAACACCTGGCCTTCGAAAATATCCCAGCGGCCCTCCAGCCATGCCTTGCGCAGCTTGGGCGGCAGCGCTTCCAGCTGCTTGATGTAATCCGGGTTCTTCTCCATCAGCGCCGCATTGTCGGTCACAAGGCTCTGGATGAAGGTGTATTCCTCCGGGATCTCGCCGCTTTTGTATTTGCGGTCGATGAATATGCGCTTGATGTATGCGTGTCCCTGTCCGCCGGGGTTCATGGTGTAGTACACGCGCTTGGGGAAATCGTTCGCGCCGCGCAAACATGCGGTTATGGTCTTCATCTGGTACTCGCTCAGCTGCGTAGCCTCATCCAGGAAGATTATGTCGAATTCCACGCCCTGCAGGCGGTCCAGGTCTGCATCCTTGGCGCAGTATGCAAACTGCAGCAGGCTGCCGTTCTGGAATGTGAAGGTCTTGTCCTTGTCGTTGTACCGGGCAATATCGCGCAGTTCAGCGCGCAGCAGCCGGATGTGGTTGTTCACAAGTTCCGGGTATGTCCGGCGCACAATCAGCATGCGGATGCCGGGGTAATGCACGCCCAGCAGCTTGGCCTTGGTGCGCACGCTCCAACTCTTCCCGCCGCCGCGGGCGCCGCCGAAACCAATGTGCTTGGTATTCGCCAGCATGAATTGCTTTTGCTTGGGGCTGGGACGGTCAATCGCCAGTATCACTTGGCCATTTCCTCCAGATCATCCGTCAATACCACCTTCAGCGTTCTGTCCGTAGTGCTCTCCATCTCCAGCTTCTTTTTCTCCATCTCCAGCTTTTCACGGTCCAGCCTCAGGCGCTCCTCATCCCTGGGCATCAAAATGCCGTTCAGCCTGCGCTTCAGTTCGTCGTTGTTCAGTATCGCCTTGCTCAGGCTCTCCAGTTCCCTGCCGGGCGTGCCGTTGCCGCTGATGGCTTCCAGTCCATCTGCTGCCAGGCTTTTCAAAAGCTCCACCACAACCCTGTCCAGCAGGTCGCTGGCTTCGTAAATCTTGGCAAGTTCCTTCGCCTGCGCGCGTGAAGCGATTTGACAAGCCTTTCTTACAGTTTGCTCCCTGTGCTCCCTGCGGGCCTTTACCCACTTCTCTTTGGCTCCACGCTGCTGTAATTCCGTGAAGCTGATTCCAAAGCGTTTGGCGAGCGCCCTGTAGCTCTCGCTGCCCGTAACATATGCGGTTTTGGCCGCAGCCCAATCAATTTTTTCCATGTAGCAATGGTATAAAAAAAGGGCAGGCTTTTGTAAGCCCACCCCCCTTGGATGTATAAATCAGGCCTTTTCACGCAGCCTGTCGCTCATGCGCCTGTACTTATCGCCGCGTATATCGCTGATCTCCTGCAGCTGGTACGGAGTCAGGATTGCCTTCTCAAAGATCCGGATCATCACCTGCACATCGGCAATTTCCTCCATCAGGCTGTCCATTGCCTGCGCTTCGGTCACCGGTGTTTCGCCCTTGCCGGCGCGCACCTTCTTCAGGCATGCCTGTGCAAGCTCCGTGCATTCCTCTGCCAGCTGGCGCAGCATGTATTCCTCGCCACACTGCATCACCATGTCGAATTCGTTCATACGCTTGTTTTCAGAACGGCAAGTCATCGTCTTCCACCTCCGTAAATCCCATCTGGTGTGTTTGTGCATCTGCATGTGCTTCATGCGGCCGTGCGGATCCCTGGGAGCCTCCCTGAGCGGTTTTATCGCCACTGCCGAGGAATTCAACGTTGTCCGCAACAACCTCCACAACATAGCGTTTGCTGCCGTCCTGAGCATCATAGC